GTAACAACTTATTTGTAACATCCTGCTTACTATCTTTATATAAAACTCTTCTTAGCACTTTGAGAAATTTAACCCTCTTCGTCCTAAACCCTATTAAATCTTCTCCATCTTTTTTACGCTTTACAACAATGCCAGATGGAGCATATTTCTTAACAAGAGAATACTTGTACTCCACCAGCTCTCTCTGTGCTTTTGAGTGAAACACTTCAATGTGTCCATTTTTGCTGAGGTAGCCATCCCCAAGACACAGTGCAATCAAGTTGTTCCTATCATCTTTTGTCACTTTCATATTATCTCCTAGCACAAGGCTGGTTATTTTGGTTGATTAGTCTCTACACGTTACTGAGTTAGGTAATGAGCCTGTCAGTCTTCGCTCGGGATTAGCAGTTAAGCCTTCCCCGAATTAGAGGAGTTATTCAACATACATTACTGTATGAGGCCACAATTTCACTTATGGTACGCAATCATCTGTTGAGCAAAACTTCTACCCTTTAAAGAAGTCAATATGGAGTCCCCCTTGTTTAATCTTCCTGTCATGAATAACCATAGCACGTTTAGCACATATAACCCCTGCTGATTGAAACAGGGCATTAAGTAGGCTATGTTTGCTACGCGTATATATCTTCCTACCGTCAAGTCCTAGTACGAACTGCTTACCGCCAGTTGTCTCCCAATACTTCTCCAGTTTAACCTTCAAATCTCTGAGTGGACTAGCTCTCTCCCAAAATAGATCAAACACCATCTTAGCCGTATTCAGTGGCCAGCCTGTAGACTTAGCTAGTCTCGGTGGCTGTGAGCCGTATGTAAGCCCGTACTTCACACCCCCCTTAGCCTCGCCCCTGCTAACAGGTCTACCTACCAACTCAGTGAGTTCAGCAGCGAACGTAGTGTGGAAGTCATTAGGCTTTGCTGCAATCAGCTTCTCGCCGTATTCTTTACCGCCCTCATATTTGTATGTATAAGCTGCTTCTATCTTTGCCTCCAAGCTATCAAAGTCATATCCTAACTGATAAGCATACGATGTATCAACACCAAACATACCCCTCATCTTAGCTCCGAATAGTGAAGTTGATCTAGGAATATTTGCTGTTTTTCTGTGCTTGAAGCGTGTTGTATTACAGCCACACGTATCTGCTGGTGTAGGTATCCTATTATCTGGTCTTAGATAGCTGAAATAGCCTTTCTCTGCATCATCACTATCCTCGAAGTCCATACCACCACCAAGTATGCTACTACGCCTGTGCTTATAGGTGTAATATTCTGCCAAGCTTTTAGCATGTGGGAATGTCTCACCTAATTTCAATAGGTTTGGATCAATCTCTTTCTCTGTCCCTATAGTCAGCTTGGGATTAACCAACACCTTCAGTGGCTTCTTAATATCGTGCCCTAATATCTTGGCTTTCAATCTGTGTTCATTAACATTTAACCACTCAAGCCTATCCCTACAGAATACAGAGCTTAGTGTTTGGTCTATATATCGTGTAGCCGCTATCTCAAACTTCTCTTGTGATAATTTATTCTTTTTGGTATCGCATGTTAAATCTTTCTCGCTATATTCGCTCGGCCTCCAGCTTTGCTCAACTAACCACTCCTTAATGTGTGTATTGTCATCAATACTTGCAGGTACTTTACCTAGTAATGAAACGCCTTCAGCTAAAGGTAAATTATACTCCTCCCCATTATAATTGAACTTACATGGCAGCTCATCTTCATATACAACCTCCGCACCTAACCGCTCTACAAACTTAATCATGTGAGAGGACAGTTGACCACTCTTAATAAATTGTGCTTTAGGCGGTGTAAACTCCTTCTGAGCAAACTTTGTTGGAGTCTTCATAGGGATGTATGGCTCAACCTTTATCTTCGTCTCTAGCATCAGTGCATCAAGCTCCTCTAGGTTGCTTTGTGCCAGCTCCGAATCGAACCAGAAGCCTCTGTGCTCTTGACGAGTGATAATCTCTGCCACAGCTTTCTCAAGCTGATAAGCATCATCAAAGTTCCAACTACCTTGCTCCTTCCTCAACGCATCATATGTCTTTAGTGTTACAGCAACGTCCTGTTCACAGTAGGCAAGCATACGTGGGTGATACACAGCAAACTCAGCACCTTTAGGCGAGTGAGCTTTAATTAGACCAAGCTCAATAGCCTCTGCTCGCCAATTAGTTTTATGGAAGTTCAGACGCTTGCCCCAACTATCTAAGCTATGCCCTCCCTTCCTATCTGCGTTAAGCGTCTTCGATAGTACCATAGTGTCATCAATAATAATACTGCGCCCCATGAACGTATCAGGGTCTACCTCATAATCCATCCCAAGATAAAGTTTAAGTGCTAGATGATCGTAGTTAATACCGTTGTGACTTATGAAATGGTCAACCTCGTCTACAAACTTAACGAAGGCTGTAAACACCTCATCCTGTACAAACCTGAACACTTCGCCTGTATTCTTATCGGTGCAGACTATGCAGTGAATCTTGAAGCTGTCTTTCAGCTTATAAGGAACAGATGTATAGTCAATTGAACTCTCGTCCAACAGAGATGTAGCTTCGATATCCCACCCAACAGCTCTCACAGAATCAACCCCTAATCTTTACATCGACATCCACAGCAACAATCTTACTAAGAGCCTCTTCCAGCTCACTCTTGATATACTTCTTACCGCCTAGCTCTACATACTCAACAACTACTTTTGGTGTACGAAGCCAATCAATGTCAACTGGTTTTGAATCCTCGGTATTATGACTATGATAGTATGAAGCATCTGAATAGGTAATATATCCGTCTGAGTCTGCATACAGGGCTTGTTGATGTGTTTCTACAATAATAGTCTCATTGCCCTTCCATTTGTACCCTAGCATGAACAGTATTCTTTGAACACACTTAGATAGTTCTTCATCGTCCCCAATTAGAAACTTAAATTGTTCCATCACAATTCTCCTCAAACATTCGGCAAAGAAACACTAACTACACCCTTGTCAACCATGCAATCTGGCCACTCCATCTTCTTAACGCGCTTACACCACTCTGTCCACGTTGTAAAATACTCTTTACGATTCACTTCAATCATAGTGTAGCCATTAAGATGAATTGCATTAAACTCCATAAAAGGAGAGTCTGTAGCCATTTCATACTTCTGAATAATACTGTAGGCAAGCAATACATACAAACCACTGTCCTTCTCTGTATCCACCTCCACAAGAGCGATAGGGTTCTTGTAAGACAAGTCCTTAGCAATCGTATCGAAGGACAACTGAGCTGCTGGAGCTGTTACGTGAAATTTGTAGGTCATTGGTCTATCCTTCTCATGTGATAATTTTATAGGGTTAATTGATTTTATAGATGCCTGCCGCCTGTTACAAAAGTCTACTGTCATCCGCTCATAACCGTCTGGTAGTGTATCATCCATACTAGCCTCCTCTGCATTAATGTCTAGTGAATTTAGCACAAGCCTTATACTGTGTCAAGTTAGAATTGAGTTGTCCCATTCTTACTTAACCAATCAGTCTTATCGTGCATAGTATGAGTATTGATATCGTAGTAATATTCTCCACCTATACCAGTACGACCTGTCCAACGTATCTTTGTGGCCTTCATATAAGTGGTATTCTTTTCAATGTCATCCTCAGCTTCCTTATTACGTGTGAATAGTAGATTACATGCCCCAGACTTAAAGATTGAGCTACTACCTTGGAAGTCTTCTTCGTAAATATCTGCGCCAGTGCTATTAGCCTTCTGTCCACCGCCGCTCTTACGAATATGATTAATGTTTATAAAGGTAACGTCGTGACTCTTTACCATACCTTTCTGCCAGCGCATAAATATTGACTGGTCTTCATTAGATAAACCATCGAGAATGTCCTGTAGCGGGTCAAGAATAACAACCTTAACGTCACAAGAGATAACCAGATTAAGAATTAGATTTTTCATACTATCAATCCCACCATCTCTATCTTCAATCAGATGAAACCGTGGAGCACCATCCTCATCTAACCATAACAACCTCTCCTTTTCAAGCACCTCGTCGCTATTAAGGTATGCCATCTTCTCGTCTGTGTCTGTGATAAGATTTATCTTACGTCCCATATGTCTTGATAGTAGGTTAAGACCATACTCACCACTCTCAGCTTCTAGAGTAACTACCCCAATCTTGTGAGGACTGTGGTGTATCCAGAAATATATACACTCGTCAACAATCGTACTTTTACCTGTACCGGATGCAGATCCGATATTAACAATACGTTTGAGCGGGATTCCCCCAGCCATCATTGCTTGTAATTTGTGCATAAATGGTGGTAGGGGAATCTTTTCAACTACAGCAAGCTCACGAATCTTATCACTCAATGATGCACTAGATATGATACCGTCTGGTGTATATGGACGCGCTTTAAAGAAAGCATTAATCCAAGCCTTCTCCTTACCGTCCGTTAGCATTGCATTACTGTCTTTCAAAGGCAAGTCCATCACGTACATTTTACCTTTCGGTAACACTTTACTTAATTCTTTTACAGCTTCATACC